GTTCACTGTCGTCAGTGGGGAATACCCATGGCTGTATGACGTCTAACATAGTTTTGACATCATCAATTGTCCCCACAGGGGCGTCGGCCAAAAATTCATGCTCGAGTGGCATTCCATGTATTACGGCGGTTGGATCAAACTGTTCATCACGCATTCTCAAATCATCAACATATGAATTAATGTTCATAAAGTCAAAGATCTGATAAGGAAGCACATCATCGGTAAGAGTGTCGGAGCAGACGACCATACCCAAAACATAGGCTTTGTTCATCAGGTGCTGATGTTCAAAATAGCAAAAAATAGAATTGTCGACTCTAACAGGTTTCCTACCAACTAGCTTCCTCACGGACTTAAGAACGGTGTCGACGTTACTTCGTCGCAGATAATCGCGACTAACGTATAGAGTGCATTGACCGACTTAAAGTTGTACTTATCGGTTCTAATTGGTACCAACTTTATACTGTCACCACGACTAGAGACAGTTCCCATCGCATACGAAGACTTCTCCCTGAATCCGTGTTGAAGACTACCTCCAGCGGCAGAGTAAACCGCTAACAGTTCTTGTTGACTGAACTGTTGTCTACAATTCGCGGATATTATGTCTTTATCGCAAATAGTGTAATACACAAAGGTGTGGGTGTGTCTAGTCATAGCAACAAGTACATAAGCAGTATCCAAGTAGATTGTTTCGCCGGGAATTTGACTCAGTCTTACCAGAGCGATATTTTTGCTCTGCTTACCTTGATACTCGTGAACAGTTGAGACTACGATGTTTGGATACAAACCCCTAAGCGCTTGCTTTTCACTTTGTTTCATCGTCAAGTAAGTAGTACCCGGGGTCAATGGCACACTTGACACAGACGAGATCTTCACGACTTTCAGAGATTGTCCGACCGTACTGGTTGTTTTGAAACCCTTATCTAATATCCCACGGTTTACAGCTTTATAATCAGGGTCGAAGAGAGCACATACGTCTCTCGGACAACGATAGGATAGATAATAGGTTTCAACAATATCGAACAATGCGTCAAGTCTTTTGTACTTGACTTCGTACTCACGCACTCGGGGGACGAACGGAATTTGCAACACATCACCGACCATTCGAACGAATTTCGCTTCGGATTTCACAATCGCGCACACAATCATTCCCGGGTGTTGCATGAAAGCTTCATCGATCAAGAGATTATCCACTTTCACGTCGGGTCTACTCAAATACGAGTGTATAGTACGCACTTCAAGGTCTTTCAAATCCTCACTGGCCGCTCTCTTTGCAACGTCATCCTTCCCTTCTCGCGTAGAGCAGAGGAACAACACACTACTACCCAAAGTCTTCGCTTTCTGTATGAGATTATAGGTCTTACCACAACCTGGAGGGGCTTGTACAAGCCCCACATCCTTAGGCATTTTTATCTTTTGTATGGAGCCGATTGTTTCCAGGTACTTGTAGTCAAGAAAGATATCCATCTCAGTGCAAAGCACGAGATTAGCATCCTTGATACCAATAACAACACTCATCGGTTGTATCTCACCCTTATAATAACAGTGAGATCTGTTGATGTCAAATTCAACTTTGTCAGCGGATATTATTCGCTTAAGTGTCGTATTGTAGATCGCATAACCTTTTGGCAATCGTCCAACAACGTCTGTGACTAAATTTGGTGTTGACTCATACATATTTAGGGTGGACACACTGTTTCCCTTGATGACCTCGATGTTCTTTTGTGTGTAACCCTTAAAGTCGTTGATGACATCCATCATTTTAGTGTGTGATTTTTCCTCTTCACTCATGGTGTTGGTTTCACCAGTAGTCTCCGTCTTAGTCGTGTAGATCAACGGTGTCTTTCCCGCTAGAGGCGGGATTTCTTCGATTTTTAGTGTGTGGAGATCGCACCTCTCCACCTGGTAGCCAGGGGTAGACCTGGACTTGTAGAATGGTATAACATCATCGTATACCACAGCCTTAAATTTTCTACCGGCTTTTCTGCTCTTCTTATTAAAGGAGTGCACTATCCTTCTAAGCTTAGATCTCTGAACAGGTGCTAATTCAGTCGTATTAACGACAGTAGTTGTTAGGTCAGCACCCTCAGTGACCTCAGCCGTGCCGCATTCTTCCTTTATTTCTTCTGCTTTATCGATGTGAACGTGTGGTTCAAAGACTTTCTTTGGCTTATAATAGATCTTTCTTTCCGTAATTAATCTCTTTAACTTCAAGGAATTCGCAATGTAGTTGATAGTACCATAAGGTATCAATCTCCTAAACCGATAATTCCGAGAGTAGTCAGTGATATTACGAGCACCACCTCTGCTGTCGAGCGGGGTGGTCCTTAGACGAGAGTAACATTCCAGAGCCCGTGCGGGCAATACCTCGTCCTCAATGTATCCATCTTTCATCTTTTCGATCAACTTCTCGTCAAACTTCAGTTTTTGATTACCAGCGTCCTCCTTCACGATTGCAATGAACGATTTCCACACAGACAGGAAATTGTTCGACACAACAATTGAACCAGCATTAGCCTCAAATTCGGCATCGACTCTATCAACAAATGAAACATAGACGTCAGGAACCAATGGCGACGATGTAAAAGGTCTTACAAACTTCACCTCTTTAAAGTACAGACTGATCTCGTACAAGTTGACCAATTCCTCGACACCAACCCGCGAAAGTCTAATTACCATCGAACCACCGACGTTAACCACCTGAACCAACGCAATCAAACTACGAACACTGTAACAATTCGGCGAACGCCCGAAAGCGTCAAGTTTATGATCCATAGACACAATCAGATTATCATAAGTGATACTCTGATTAGCGGCGTTTTCAATTAGACCATCGACGAAGTAATCACTATCGTCTATCGTGTTCAAATAGGTGATGTTGGGCAACGTGGTCAAACAAACCATGTAGTTCGCGTCGATCTTTCCCGCAACAACCGACACATTCACAAATTTCTTCAAAGCAGCTTCAGCGGCACCTCCGGGAGTGCACCCGATTACCAGTGAAGAACTACCTGATAATCTACATCGCTCTAAGACTTCAGCGACGGGTAAGCCTACAGGGTCAAGATAACCGGACCCGAATTTCGAGAACTTATGCATAGCCTTCAACACAATACAACACGGTTTCCTGTCGGAATTTCTAAGGAAGGCCGGCTCGTATGCATAGTCATCCCCGATGTCGGGGACTGATACTAGATCATTTTGGTCGGACTCCCATGATCCGAATGCTAGTATCGAGGGCAAACATTCTTCTAATCCCTCATAGTGTTCAGCTCTTAGACTGACGTGTATGATCTTAGTAGCACTACCGTAACGCATACACTCGTTTTCGGTATGGACACAAACAGTACAACAATACTCCATAGCAAACAATTCAAGTATGTTGTCATCACCCCAATACTCACGAGTTGGCTTGTCCATAGCCAGCTGTTTCTTTATATGTTCTTGTTCCTTCATACAACTCAAAAAATTAGAATTGAGCAACCTAGCCTTAAGAGTACCCACTGTCTCGTTTAGAGATCCTGAATCGATGAGAGCATAATACAAACAATTGCCCTCACCATCATTGGGAATTACCTCAACCTCACGATGGCATGACGCCAATGTAGGCATAGGAACTCTATCAGCCACACCTTTGACGGTGGCTAAATCCTGGGTCATAACTGCCAGTAGTGATTCTCTCAGCGACGCCCTAGTCGCTAATGCCATTTTAGTGGCTTCGTTGTATGAGAAGTGAGCAATAGACGGTTCCTCCTCGGTGTATAGGATGTTGTTTTCCTCTGCAAAGGTCAAGACAGTCAAAGCATCGGCAGCGTGGACAGGGTAGTGACGTTTATACTTAGCGATAGAAAATAGTTTAAAAATGTGGAA